ACTTGGCGAACTCGCTGTTAAACCATGAGTCAACCATTCAAACTGTTCAAACTTAGTTGCCACTGCATTCATACCGTCACCTTAAATACATAAATACTTCTTAATTTCGTTAATCGCCTCATCTGCACCGAAGCAGACTTTGCACAGATAACCCTGCGCCTCTAATCGCTGAATCATGATTTGCTGGCTTGGCTGCAACTTCCCTTTTTGTGCTTTCAATTCAATCCATAACCCATGAGCTTGACCATTAGAAACAATGAGCTGTAAATCTGGTACACCTGCCTTTACTCCCATCTTTTTAAGCTTCGTCGCTTCAATGATATTTCTTGACCCACCATTGGGAATGTGAAATAAATAATCACTCAACCGTCCGTCTTTGAACTTCACTCGATGCGCCCATGACATGACTGTGATTTGCTCTTGATCTTCGGTCGGCACACGATTGAACTTCTTAGAACGTGCAATCTTTTTTGATTGAATGCGTTGAGCATCTTTGAATGTTGTGTTCATACTTCACCGCCTTTGAGTGCTTGCTCTTCAATTAAATCTTTCCACTCCAAACCATTTTCTTTAAGCCGCTGCTGAAGTTTCAGATTGTGCTTTTGCAATCGATCAATATGTACAGACCTGCGCAAATTACTTGCGTTAACTTCATCCAACTGCGCCTGTAAATCATTAATTTTTTGCTCAAGCTGATAATTAAACTGCGCAGTTTTCATTTGATCCAAAGCAAGGTCATCAGCCCTGTTATTTAGAAAATTAATTTCCTTTGCTTGTTCATCAACCCGCTTTTGCTGTTCTTGCCATGCCCACCAAGCTCCTTTGTAAAATTGACCCTGAATACCTTCTTTAAAAATCGGATGCTGCTCAAATAGTGCTTTTTCAAAGTTTTCTAAATTCTTATCCATTTTTCACCTCACAACACGGACTCACATCCGTCATGTCTAAGACTTCGCAATCGATGCGGTGGCCTGCTTTGATTTCTTGTGGGGTGGCGTGTCTAAAGCTACTAGATGGAAAAGCTTTTCTGTAATCGCTGATTCCTAGAAACTGTCCATCATCCAGAACAGCCTCAAGAGTGTATAAATCCGTGTCATCTGACTTTCTTGATAAGAAAACGACCTCATCCCCAACTTTAAACATGCTGATTCTCCTTGTAAGACCCAACGAGCTCGTAGTCTGAGATGGCTTTTTTTGCATTTTCCACATACCATTCAGCAAACCCATCTTCGTGCGCCACCGATATACAGAGCCAGCCGTTTAATTCAGCACGTCTAATTTTAAATTTGACCTCTTCAAACCCTCCGTAAAACTCTATGTTTTCAAAGCTCTCAACCACCTGTTTGAGTTGTTTAAGATTGACTGCATTCAGTTCAATCAAATAGTATTCACCATCCACCGTGCTGTAATAACGTGACCAATCTGGCGCACCCTCCAAAACCGCTTTAGCTTTCTCAATACCATGTACTGCTACAAATTTATGTGCGTTAGTCATGACTCACCCCCTCAATCGCTCTCATACCCTTTCTCATCATTTCGAATTGGGTTTTTGAGCACGGTGTTTTACGGTTTTTAATCATCCCGATCTTTGTGCTTGAGCAATTCATGTAATTCGCCAACTCCAAAGTTCGACCTAATTTCGCATCTAGCCAGTCACTTAATTCTTTCGCTTGTTCTTTGCTCAATCTCGGCATCTGAGTTTGAGTTTTAGCCCTGCCACGCAACTTGATTTCCCGATTATTAAATTTTTGCTTTGGCGCAATCTCCGAGAATCCCTGAAGCACTGTAATTTTGTTGCCCTGTGCTAACCATTCTTCTACTGTCATGCTCATGCTGCTTTACCTCGCTCGTGGAACGATTTCTTCTGATATGTGCTTTTGTGTCTGGTTTTGCGATACACATTGTCATAACAACCCTTGCAAGCTGAATCAGGGCGATGAACCACAGTTCCGTCCTTGAGCTTGTCTTTAATCATGTACCAGAACTCAGAATCGGCAGGCCAATACTCTTGACAGTGCTTGCAGAACTTTTCTTTGCCCAATTCGGTTTCGATGAAAGTTGGATTGTTGTTTTTCATGCTGCACCTCCGAACAAATCCTGTTGAGTTTCCATGCCACCCCATTGCTCTGCCATTGCATCAGCAATGCCTCGATAAGTTCTGCTTCTTTCCTTCCATCTCTCTGGACTAGGTGGCAAATAGTGAAGTCGTTCACGTTGGTTTTTTGGTAAAAGCATCATTTCGGCTTTTACGTTATTTGTTGCTTTCAAAGGGTCCAAACCACACAACCAAAGACATGTAGCTTTTTGCTCCATATGTCCGAACATCCACGGTTGAATAACCTGGGTTTGTTTGACACCACCAATTAATGTTTTGGCGTAGCCATGCATGATAGGGTTTTCAATTGCACGCTTCGGAATGTGAGTTGCATTGAGTAATTCTTTAAAGAATGCAGCGGCATCGAAAAGTTTTGGCCAGCGCTTAGGATCTGTATGCAGATGACAAACACCGGCATTTGTTAGATAAGTGCATTCTGGATGAGCAATCATCATGTCCCAGTCATGATGCAGTACATCACGGACATCACCCTGATAGTGCTTGCCTGGTTGCTCAGTGGGAAGGATGTCGCACGACATAGCATCATGGCCCAGCTTAGTAAACGCTTCACGCACTCGACCGGAGTATTCACATGCGATTAGGATTTTCACACCCCACCCCCTACTTGCTCTTGAGCCACACTTGCAAAACGACAAATATCTAAACGGTCCATGACTCGAACTACGCCTCGTTTGCCATGTCGATTTTTAGCAACAATGATTTCTGTAATGCCACTAGGTAACTCATCTTCTGAGTTAAGGATTGGATGAGCTAAAATGATTTGATCTGCATCTTGTTCGATCTGACCTGATTCTTTGAGATCAGAGGCTTTAGGGCGCTTACCTTTCTCTGATTCACGGTTTAACTGAGCCAATGCAATCACCGGGCAATTAAACTCTTTAGCCAGTGCCTTTAGATCACGACTAATTGAGCTGACTTCTTGATAGCGATCTTTCTTGCTTGGATCTCGCACAAGCTGCAAGTAATCAATGATGATGCAACCAAGCTGCTTGTATTTGCGCTTTGCTTTACGGGCGTATGAGTGGATTTCTGCTATCGTTGGTTTTTGCTTGTCTTCAATGTGAATAGGTAATTTCTCAAAGCGACTTTGAGCTTCTGCAAACTGCTGCAACATGCCATCAAACAAATGAGCATTGTGAATATTGTCGTAAGGAATATGCGTTAAAGCTGATACACAACGATTTGTGAATGTCTCTACATCCATTTCAGCCGAAACAACCAAAACAGCTTCTCTGTACTGAATAGCAGTCTGAATAGCGACCATTTGCGCCAGTGTTGATTTACCTGAGCCAGGTCTACCACCGATCACGCAAAAATGACCTTTCTGAATCAATCCAACTAGGTTGTCCAGGTGCGCTAGATTGAATTTCACTCCTGCGTATTGCTTGTTGTTTTTAGCTTCCGCTTTCTCAATTAATCGATCTACAGAGCGCTTGATTGCTTCCTCAAAAGTAAAACTAGATTTCTCTGCATCGGTTCCAGTTTTCTTCCCATCAAGAATTGCTTCGGCTGCAATGTGAATATCTGGAGTGGTTAAGTCCTGTGAGATTTGAGCAATACTTTCACCCATCTTTTCAACTTCACGATGAGCTTTGAATTTGTTTAGTTCAGCAGTGTATGACTCAAGATTATAAAAACTCGAAGGCGCTTCACTGCTCATTTGCAGTAGGTACTCAGAACCACCCATCAAATGGATTACGTTTTTCTGTTTGAGTTGTTGCTCAACCATTACGAAATCATAAGGCTTGTTGTCATTTGCCAGTTCTGCAATAGCTGTGAAGATTTGCTTATGTCTTTCAGGAAAGAAGCAGTCTACATCAAGATCATTGCTCACCACGTCAAACGAGTTGGCAACAGTCATCAATGCTGTCAAAACAGCTTGTTCCATCGGGATATTGTGAATATGACTCATTACCAATCCCCCATTTCTGTTTTGAGATTTTCAGGATTGATTGCTTGAGTGTTGTTTTGTTCTGCTTGTTTGAAAAGTTTTTCAACAAGTTTGAAATCACGTTTTACCCACTTCACGAAGTTTGAATACATCTGAGTGGTAGTCACTGCACCGGTGTGAATTTTGCTCTCGTAGTGAGGATTGATTTCAAGAAGTAATTCTTCAACTTGAGCTTGATTGATTTTTGGTAAACCTGATCTTTGCATCCAAGAATTGAGTTGATGTAAATCAGGTTGCCAAATTTTTAAAACCTCATCGACTTGGTTTTGTTGAGCGTCACTCTCTCTATAAATATTTCTATAAGTATTATCTATTGTGTCTTTACTAGGTAAAGTGCTCGTACTTTCCTTAGTAAAGTGGTCGTGCTTTACTAGGTAAAGTGCTGTACTAGGTGAAGTGCTTTCCTTAGTAAAGTGGTCAGACAGCGAAACTTCGTTAATTTTGTACTGATTTCCTAATTTCGGATGTGTAGAAATAACACTGATAACACCTAATGAAATTAATTCCTCAAGCCCTTTACTAACGGTTTTTGAGCTTGATTTTCTAGCTTTAGGATTGTCTTTGTGGCGCTTCTCTTCCTGAAGCTGTGAGTAGCTAACATAGTCAGATTCTTTATTAAACCCATTGATATAGCCCTCAAGCATGAAATAGACATGTCGAGCTGCATCAGATAAGAATGGATATACATCACGTCTGTACTGCCAACTTGAGCGGACATGACCTTCCTCAAACTTATCTGTCATATTGCTCTTACCTTTTGAGATTGGGATGATCTCAGCTTGTTTTAACGCACTCATCAAACACCCCACACAAAACAAGCCAAGTCAGCTTTAGCTTTTGCTACTGCTTGGGAATTTTCGAGTGTCCGATTAAGCGCATAAGCCTCAACCGCTTTCTGAAACAAACTAATCTTCCGATTTAGTTCAATGTCTGCTAATATTTGATGGTTCATATTCACCTCTTGAACACTGAAGCCTGATCCACGAAATCAGGCTTTTTCTTTGTAACCAAGCTCAAAACTCATTCCAAAATCCTCAATGTCATCTTGAAATAGATCATCAATTGATTGCTTGCTTTCCATCCATGCTTTTGACATCACGAAAAGAGCATTCAGCTTTTCTTCGCTAATCATTCGATATTTCTTGGGCACTGTTTTGAATCCAAGAACATCCAAGAGAGCTAAACAGTTTTCAATCTCTGTCAATCCATTGGATTTCTTATCATTTTTCATTCGAGATAATGTGCTAGGGTCTAAGCCTATTTGTTCTGCAAGCTGTCCTTGATTACTTGAGGAAAGCGCTTGCAATACCCGAGTCAATTCATTTCTCGCTCTTGCAGTTAAATCGGCTGATACTTTGCTCATGGTTGTTCCTAAGCGCTTGCTGTAGTTCGTTTAATTGGTTCTTTTCCACTTGCTAGGTCTCTGATCTGGTATTCACGAGCTAGAGGAATTTTCTCATCAGACCACTGGTAAACAGCTGGTGGTTCAATTCCTAATAGCTTTGCTAACCCAACACCATTAACACCAAGCAATGTATAAGCTTCTTGTTTGGTCATTAGTCCAATCCTAAAAATAAGATTTCTTAGTATTAAAACAAAGATAACTTATTTTTGCAAGATGTAAGATAACTTATATGAAGAATCTAGAAACAATGGGGCAGCGTATTCGCGCCTTAAGAAGAGAAAAGAAATTAACTCAAGGCGAATTAGCTAAAATCGTCGGGGTTAGTGCGCCTAATGTTACTGGTTGGGAGAAAGACGCATATGCGCCTAAAGCTGATCCATTGAGTAAAATGGCTAATTATTTTGGTGTGTCTACTTCGTACATAACTAATGGTGATGAAAGCGGTCCACAATTAGACAGCAACAGCGCTCAACTTAATGTTCTAGATATCGAAGCATTCAAGAAAAAATACAATATTCCTGATAGTGAAGACGCTGTTAAATTTGTTCAAACACCAGTAAAGCCATTCCCTATGCAAAAAAGATATGTGCCTGTTAAGGCTTACTCAAAAATGGGGATGGATGGCTATTTCACAGATATGGGCTATGACGGCAATGCTGGTGATGGGTACGTTCCAACTCATTCTGCAGGACCAAGAGCCTACGGTATTAAAGGCACTGGCGATTCTATGTTTCCTGCTATTCGCAATGGATGGTATGTAGTTTGCGATCCTGATGCCGAACCAGTGCCAATGGAGTTTGTGCAAGTTTGTTTAAAGGATGGACGCTGCACAATTAAAGAGTTTATTGGTATACAAAATGATGTATTAAGCCTTATTGCTGTCAATGGCGGTGAGCGCCTAACTTTTAATATGGATGAAGTGGAAAGCATTACAGCTATTACTGACATCGTTCCACCAAGTCAACATAAACAAGAACATCCGAATAGTTATTAAAAACTGTGAACATGACGCAGTCACAATAATAGATAGTGTGGAGAAATTATGCTTAATTGGCTTAGAGAGTGGTGGAAAGGTAAGGAAATTGAGTGCAAAAACTCTCCAGGCGATTCAGTGTTTTTTTTGGATAGTGTGTATAAGAAGCACTGGACTTCAAAATTAGCACATAAGTTAGTTGATTTTTACCTAGAGCATTGGAAATTTATTTGGGGATCAATCGTTGCTATTTTTTGTGCGAGCCTTAAGTTTCTCTGATGCCTCATGAAACCCTATACCAAATAAAAATCCTGACATCCAAAACCCATAAATTAAGCCAATATTTATAGAGTATTGATTTGAAACACATACCATACATACTGCCACGATAAATATAGGAACCAAGTGGATAGCTTTCATAGACACCTCGCCCACTAAATGTGGGTTTTCTTATGTCTATTAAATCATAAAAATAAGCTTTCTTAAATAAAATAAGATTTCTTATTGACAATAAAACTAAGTTTTCTTATATTTATCTCATCAAATAACAAAAACCGCCTTAGGGTTCGAAGTCTAGGCGGTTTGCATCAAATGCGGAGATAAGTATGAACATAAAAGCAAATGTAGTCAAATCAATCGGCTTTGCAGGCGTAGTAAGTGCATTAACTGCTGCTTATGCGTTTCAACCTGCTAAGACTGAACCAGTATACGTAATGGCACCTTTCAAGCTTGACGAAATCAATGTCAAAGCTGAGCAAGCAACTCTCTTAACTGCAAACGACGAATACGCTTTAGAAGTGGAATACGTTGCAGACATTTACATGGATGGCAACGGAGTTGGTCACAACTGGCGTGATGTTGAAGTAAAAGAAATCAAAGACATTCATGTCTTTTCAGAAGATGGCGAAATCCAAGCCTACATTGATCGTCTCGATGTTGTAGAGATTAAGGACCTCATCGAACAAGAACTAAGAGAGCGCGTATAAGCGCTCCGTGGAGACAGATATGAATAATACCCATGTAGAACACGGATGCTGTGAAGAAGATATTTGCGGTCGTAATGGTTGTGAAGGAACAATCGTTAAAGACACAGATGCCCAAGGTTGTAGTTGTCATATCAGCCCACCTTGCAGTTATTGCCATTGCGAAGTTCAGTGTAACGAATGCGATTGGGCGTCACGAAATGAAAACGTTCAAGAACAAAGTAAACCAACACCGCCAAGTGATTGGTATTTGCAAATGAAGCAAAGGGAAAATGAGTTTCTCAGAAAGCTTAATGATCATTCTGTTGAGTTTGAAAAAGTCGAATTTAGAACAGAAAGTCATTCGAATAGCTCAATGAAAAAAATAGGTGCATATCCGAGAGGGATGTCTAAAGATCAGCTCAAAAAAGAAGTTGATGGAACATTTGGCGGGCGCTTCGAGTGGGTTACTGAAAATCGCTTTTCATTCATTGCATACACAGACTAGGAGCACAGCCATGACTAACACATGGAAAAACTGCGTTATTGGAATGATCATTTATTTCCTTTTGCTAATTGCAGCTCTATACGTGCTTTACGCGGTGATCTGCCCTGCTGTGTGGGGTGTGTGAGATGAACGCTCATCCTGAACTTATTGAAATCACGCGCTTAAATCATCGAATCAATGATGCAGTAAGTGATCTGCTTAGTCTTTCAAATGAATCTGACACAATCGTAACTCAAAGCGGAAACATGATTAATTTTAATTATGTAGGGCGTGGCACAGAAAGCATTGGATTGAGTATAAGCGACCAATATTCAACAAAAACTAGAACGGCTTATTTAACTGAAACACTTAGCCGACTTAATCAAATCAAAGCTGAATTAGCAGCCTAATGAGAACAAATCTGCGCAATTTATCCAAAAAGTAAGGAAATTGTGCAGATATTTGCTCGGAGAATAGAGATGAATGCTCAAGTTAATGAATTACAAGTATTAGAACAAAACGTGATTGTGGCTGCTTTTGCTAAGCGTGGTGGCACAGATGAATTGTTTGAACATATTGCTCAAGAAGTTCGTTCACACGTTCCAGATGTGACAACTAAAAAAGGTCGTGAAGCGATTGGCTCACTTGCAATGAAAATAAGTAAATCAAAAACGTTGATCGAAAAATGCGGTAAAGAATTGGTTGCAGAGCAAAAAGCTCAAATCAAATTAATTGATGATGATCGAATTGCGATTGTTAAGAAGTTTGATGCTTTACGTGATGAAATCTTAGCTCCACGTGATGCGTGGGAACAAGCAGAAAAAGATCGTGTGAAGAAGCATCAAGACGCAATCATTGGTATCAAGATGCCTGCTGATCTTTTGCAAAACCATCCTACTGAGTGGACAAGCGAAAATATCAAAGTTGCAATTAATGACTTGGAAGGTGTCTGCATTGACTCATCGTTTGAGGACTTCGAACAAGAAGCAAAACTTGCAAAGTTTGAGACTCTTGAAAAGTTACGCACTGCCCTAGTTGCTCGTGAAAAATATGAAGCTGAACAAGCTAAATTAGAACGTTTACTCAAAGAACAATTAGAACGTGAACAACGTGAGCGTGATGAGCGTATCGCTAAAGAAGCTGCTGATAAAGCACGTATTGAAGCTGAAGCTAAAGCACTAGCAGAACAACGTCGAGTTGAACGTGAAAAGCAAGAAGCTCAGGAGAAAGCAGAACGTGAACAACGTGAAGCTGCTGAACGTGAAGCACGTTTAGTTGCGGAAAAAGAAGCTGCTGAATTGCGTGCACAACAAGCTGCTGTAATGGAACGTCAACGTATTGAGCGTGAACAAGCAGCTAAAGAAGAAGCTGAACGTAAAGCAGAAGAAGCGCGTTTGGCTAATGTTGAACATATGCGCTCTATCAATAACGAAATTCTTAACAAGCTTTGTGAAATTGGACTCGATGAAGGTCAAGCAAAGGCAGTTATCACAGCAATTGCTCGCAACCAAATTCCACACGTTTCAGTTAAGTATTGAGGATTAGAAGATGAATGCACCTGCAAATAACAATATTGTTCTAGCTCAAATGCACAAAGTGGCTGTGGCGTTTGACATGGTTGATGTGGATCCAGAACAACTAAAAAAGACTTTGATTGATACTGTATTTAAAGGCGCGAATGACGTCCAACTTGTCAGTCTTTTGATTGTTGCCAATCAGTATAAGTTAAATCCATTTACAAAAGAGATTTATGCATTCCCTGCAAAGGGTGGCGGCATCACCCCTGTTGTTGGAATTGATGGTTGGGCGCGAATTATTAACGATAATCCTGTCTGTGATGGTATTCAGTTTGAGCAAGAT